GTGTATTCCTCAAAAGGAGGTATAGGGTAATCTCTGCCTCTGTAATTAAACACAGGAGACTCCTCGTCTAGCCACTTCTTTATAGGGATTTGAAGAGGGAACTCTTCAATAATTTCAAGAAGAATTTTATCAACAGCTAAACGGATATTATCATCCATGCTAGATGTAGAATACCCAACAACGCCTAAGTCTGTTGATAGACCTTCAGTCCAGCTTTCAAAGTTTTTAAAGTATTTTGAGTTAGTAGCCAGAGAGTAATAAATTAGGTAGGGTATGTAGGATTCCCAAAGCTCAACTATCCTACTTTCGATAGGAGATCTGTTCTTGGGGAATACAGTGTTTATTGTGCTTTGTATTGATTTTTTTGTACCAACACTTTTATAAATACTGACCGCGTTTCTAAGTTGAAGTCTCCATCTAGCAGGGTCTTTTCCAAATAAATCCCAACCAATAAGTTCTGCCACTAATGGGAGATACTCGTCTGGGCATTCATCAATGTCATACAAGGTTGATAACTCATCAGCATCGTTATCGACATCATAAGCAAATAATGAGAGTGCTCTAACCAGCCTAGCAAATGGCCCATTCTCAATCTTTAGGGTAGTTTTAAGACCATTATCTGCGTAAATTTTGAACTTTTCCCTAACCCTAAAGTCAGAGTTGTCTGCATACAGGGGCGAGTATATAACGTCATTCCAAGTCTTTAGTTTTTCTAGTTGTTGAGTTCCGCTGAGATCTGACCTATCACCACTTGCAAACAAATCGGAAGGATAATAAGAGCTAGATGCATTCTTCCAAAGATATTCAGATAAGCCCTTAATACCGTCATTTAACCTAATGGGCTTACCATTAAATAAACTACTTACTAATAAACCATGAACGTATGAAGAAGGGTTATAATCTGGGCCAGATGTATTCAGAAAGTATGCCCAGGATAAGTTATTTATTAAGTGTATGTGTATGGCCGACGAGTCTCCGATAGCTGAGAAGACAGACGTATCAGGCTCGTTAAGTTTTATTGCGGGAAGTAATGTGCTACTTGTAAAAGACTCAAATTCTTTTGAATTTTTAAAGTCTTTAAACTTTTTACCAAAGTATAAAAGAATGGTATCTTCAAAACTTTGAGTGGTGATATTAGTTAACTCATTTTGTTTTACAAAATAAGGGGTGATGCCGCTAAAAGTATTTATACCGCTGTATAAGGTATTGTCTACAGCACTAACATCCAGTACATCTCTAAAGTTGTCAGCTACGTCAATGTGAGAGTTTATAATAAGATCTACAGGATCATCCGCTTTGGGGTTCTCGCTGATGTCATCTTCATACAAAAACCCAGGAAGGATATATTTAAGAGCCTCCGAGTAGTTTCTTTTAAAGAAGTTTTTATTTTTTAAATAAGTCTTACCAGCCATTAGACGTATTCTGTTCTAAGTGTTAAGTTATTAAGTTGTATAATCTCATTGAATCCCACCCTTATTGGAGATTCAACATTATCAACCTGAGCGTATCTTATATTGGTCTCATCCTCCAACAAAACTCTTATTAAATCCTGGGGGACAAAGGGTTCTTGGAAGTCGGTGTTGTCCATGTTCATATAGTTCAATATAGAATCTCTAGCATTAGCCAAGATATTAGCTTCGTTTCTCCTATACTTCTCATCCAAAGTTATGGTTATAATTAAATCTAAAGTTCTTATTAAACCATCAACAACCACAACCTCGTCAGTTATCATTTTCTTGGGATCAATAGCTTCCAAAAGTTGCTTCTTATATTCTTGAGTTGCCTTCCTAAGCTGCAAGTCCGAAGCTCTCTCAAGAACAAATAGGTCAATAATGTTGGCAGACGAGTAAGCCCTTCTAACAGTAGCGGTAGCCTTTCCTGTGGATCCGTAGTTAGATGCAAATAAGTTGCAGAAAGCTTTATAATCTGCTAGTGTAACTAGACGATCCTGAGACCTAAAGTAAAGAGGAGCATATCTTCTGGCTTGAGATATAGACTCAGAATCCCTACCACCCGTAGCTTTGCTAGTATTTTCAACGGTAATCACTTCACTAGTATTACTTCTAGTCTGAGCGTTCAAAGCTCCCCTATCAAGGTTTCCACGGGTTCCACCACCAACCCTGTAGGTTATGGTGTATCTATCCCCGATTGCAGGTGACTTACCTACGCTGTCATCCCCAAACATTATGGAAGCTTTAAAACTATCATCAGTAGCTACTTGGAATATCTGATCCTCAGAACCAGACGCAAAGTAGATATTATCCTCTTCCAAGTATACACCCTCAGTCCTAGTGCTCCCTTCAATGTAAACTTGTGCGCTCTTCTCTACATAAGGGAACTCCGAAAGGTTTACTGTTTTAATAGTTTCGGCAGAATCAAAAACACCTTCTTCAACAACTAAAGCGCCTTCAAGTAATACAGCATTATTAATAACAGCTTGATCGCTGGGATCCACTGGAGGATCTAAAGTAAATACTAAGTCATTAGTTGTGTCCGTAAGATCAATAGTCCCATTAGTGTTTACTTTGTATAACGTATAAGTTAAAGTAGCTCCGTCTTCAGGGGAAGTTACTGTGATAACTCTATTGTTTGCTTGTATTGAAATTTCATTAATAGGCACTCCTCTGTTATTAACAAACGTAAGAGAAGCATTAGCAGCGGCAGATATTGGGCCTTTCATCCTAACACCAACAAGCTCCAATAACCTTTTCACACTGTCTCTATTACGAGCAGTTCCAAGATAGTTCTCATTAGCGAGATAGTCAGATTTATTCGATTGTATATGGCCTACTGCTGCCATTAGTTCAAGAAGGAGAACCCCGAAATCAGATGCTTCAAAGTTATTGTAGTCTAAGGGGAAAGTAGCCTGAACGTATTTAATTAAGTTCTTTCTGAGAGATTCAAAATCAGAAGCACTGTAATCTATAAGCTTTTGCTTGTTATCAAGCTCGGCAGGAATAAGCTTTAAGAAATCCGACTGAACTTTCCCAGTAAATACCATTATATTACGATTCCAATATTAAAAGTTGTAGCAACTGTATCCTTCACGGAACAGAATAGATTAACCTTCAGTTGACTAGACGCTGTTTCAAACACCTGAAGTTTTTGTATGTTAACCGTCTTTAAGTATTTACGCACAGACAACACAATCTCCTCTCTTATGGTTTGAAAAAGTGTACTGTCCAAAGGCTCCATTAAAAACCTACGGAGATTGCACCCAAAGTCAGTACGCATAAACCTTTCACCTCGCTCCGTCCTAATCAAGGAGTTAAGGTTAGACTTTATAAGATCAAGATTAGAGTTAGCACTGAAGTAGCCTCTCTTCGGATCCTTATCAACTGGATATTTTAACCCTAACAACTTAGCAGATTCACCCACCACGGGCTTTTGAAACTGATCAGGAGCCACAGTCCCATAACGAGTTACAGTATCAGATATTGGCATAATATTAATCTAAGTCTATGTTTTTAAAGAACTTCTGAGTTGCATTAAAGTTATTTAGAACTTCTTCATCCTGTAAAGGTTTAGAATAAAATCTAGTGCAGCCTATGTAACCTCTAAGACCACTAACCTTTCCACCGTAAATACCCCCCATGAAGTTTCCTTCAGGATTTCCATCTGTGTATCCACCCCCAATAATCCAAGGAGTGAAATATGTATCTAGTTTTGGACCTTTTGTAAGTGCCTCTACAGATTCAGAACTTACTATGGAAGAAGCATATTCGAAAGAGTTTGCCTGATACACCGAGGGAGCTTTAAATACGTCGCCCCTTCTTGTAGTTCCAAAAACTTCTTGATATGAGGATGCACTAATTAAAGATCCGTCAAGGTAAACTTTAACATAATCTTTAGCTGGGTTCATTGTGAGAGAAAGTTGACAGAACTCTTCCCCACAGCTAGATATGGCTTTATTATTGACAATATCATTAACAGGGATTACCATACCTCGCCAGCTATCCCGCTCACAATCAATACCTCTATTAGCTATAAAAGCAACTCCTGAATCATTGTAGGATTGAGTAGGAGCAAGGACTAAAGACAAATCAGATAAAGGATTATCATTCAGATTATTACTAGCCGGTAAGTTTTGAGTAAACCTCCTATCCCTAGTGAATCCATACACTATACCCCTAACAACAGTAGCTCCGTCATCTTTCTTGACATTCTCAGTATCAGACTGAGAATTCTTTATTGGGTTATACCCAGTATTTTCATTAGCCAATATCAACCTGTATAATGCAGAGGTAGACGTATCGTCTACATAGTAACCATCGTCAGAGGACAGGCTCGGCATATGAATCCAAGTCTCAAAAGAACTACCCTTAGGGTTGTAGAACAAGTCCTGTAGCTGAGAAACTTCCGGTAGTCTAATATAGCTACCCACCGAAGATAGGATAGAATTATTAGAACTGTTAATCTTGCAAATACCTTCTAGTTTAGCTATCCCAAGCCCCTTGTCGAACACAGAAGAAGTTTCACCTACGAGTTGACCATTGTGAGAATCTTGATATCTGCTGCTATTTCTGAGGTCAAAGTTAGACTCAAAGGGCTGACTATTATCGGCAGTAAGATAATTGTATAACACTTCAAGATTTTCTTCAACAATCCTAGTATTTATCTGAAGGCTAGGTGCAGAAGATACAGAGGACGCATTATCAACCACCTCACCCTTTGCTATATTTGATAAGTAGATATGCTCTAATATTAAGGGATCAGGCGTATCAATCTTTTCAGTAAACTTAACATCTAAAGGCAATACAACCCCAGTAACATCTGCTTGATCAAGAATTATGCTTCTCTGAGCTTCAATCCCAACTAAAAAGTTAGTTCCCGCTAAGTATGAGAAATCGTTTATAGGTATTTCCCCAGGTTTAAATACGGGAGCTTCTTTCAGGAATGTAGGAATTTTAACAGCAATCTCAATTTGCTTCTTCCTCTTATTAATCTTATCTTGAAACTGGGAGGTTTGAGAAAGTAAAACTTGTCTAGCGTTGTCAATAATAGCTACCCCAGCCTCAGCATCAATCAAGTCTTGAAGTTCTGAAGACACATCATAAACTCTCCTATCCTTCTGGCCTTCCAGGTTAAGCAAGAGTTCGTCTTTCGTGTAGAACTTAGTGAGAGATTTAGAATCGTCAATAATGTTAGGATCTAATACGCTATTAAAGTAGGACTTGAGACTTTTTGAAGAAGTTGGTACTCCCCTCCCACCCAGGCTAGGATCAAACTCTAATCTCCACAGATTAGCGTTCTTATCGTCCTCGCCTCCTCTTAAGCCACTATCCCTTTCAGAAAGCTCTAAAAGAGCAGGCTCTATACCGCTAGTTTGAGAATCATAGTAAAGACCGTCTATAGATAATACAAACTTACCACTCTTAGATCTTGGAGGACCATTATCAAGCCTGAAAACGGATTCAATAGTGGTTAAGTCAGCATTGGGCTCAAGTTCAGGATTTAAAGTTCTTTGAAGAAGAATGTCATCAATAATCCTTATCTGATTGTTAACTGCGTCTATAAAAGCTTGGGCCTGCTCCGCTTGTCTTAGGTAAACTCCAAGCTGAGAGTCTATCATGTCATTATAAGCAGCAGGATTAGAAGCAGCAAGTTCTTCTCTCCTTTCAGACGCATTACCATTTGTATAATCGAGATACTGTTTATACTTATCTAAGCAATCTTTGGCGGCATTATACCTGTCCCTCAACTCATTAAAGGCAGCCGCAGCAGCTTGAGCGAATCCTATGAAAGTACCTATGACTCCGGTAATTCCGCTGATTAAATCTAAACCCATTCTAGAAAAATCAGAGAAGTATCCAAAGAAGCCATCTCTATTAGGGAATAAAGAAATACCTAAAAGATCTCTAATGTAAGAGTTGATTCTCCTAATAATGCCATCAGCAATAGCCCTGCCCATAGCCAAGCTGTGACGCAGAGCTAGAAGAATAGGGCTTGGTATTAAGTTTAATACGTCAGCAGCTAAATTTAGCATACAACTGGGAACTCCTAAAGAAGTTCCAAGATTTGCGTTTCCACCGTCAGCTAGAAAGGACTTTGCGTCAAATGCCATTAGACTGCTCCTCCGCCGTCAGCGCCGGGAACTCCATCGGCATAGTCATTGGGTATTGGCGGGACTATCACGGGAGGAGTGGGGATCGCAGGGAGAGATACGTTTATTGGGGTCGCGGGGACCGGGGCGTTGGGCGCGGCGGAGGAGCCGCCGGTCGGCCCTGTCGGATGGAAAAGGTAAGGTATAGTATTCAAAGTAAGCACGCCGCCATTAACGCTAGTGGATCCTCCACTATTAACACTTGTTGACCCTATAGAATTAACGTCTACCGCCTGACCTGTGATACTTGTAAGCCCGTTAGAGTTTACAGAGACAGCGGCATTACTATTGATAGATGCAGCGCCTTGAGCATTTACGGACGCTATCCCACCTGCATTTAATGATATAGAAGCACCTGCATTTAAGGTGATTGCGCCGCCAGCGTTCAAACTTATATTGGTAGGTGTAAACAATTCGATCTCTCCTGTAGCTCCGTTTATAGTTATTTTACCAGTATTAGTAACTATATGTATCCTACTTACAAGACCAAGGGCTGCTAAAGTAACATCCTTCCACCTACTCTTAACTCTGACATTGCCAAACCAGGGGGGAAGGCCATATAAACCCCAAGAGTTATTCTCAATATTGATATCCCCTCCATCAATAACTCTCATGTTTATATCACCAGCTATACACTTATACTCATGAGACCCTTGAGTTTCAATCGCAAAGCTCCTAGCACCATAGGCTTCATTAGGCTCAGACCCATTCAGAACAACTGAATCCCCATCGGCATTCCTTATCTGAACTCCTAAAGGGCACACCGTAACCTCTTCACCACCTTCAGCTTTTAATATGACATTGTTATCAATTTTGTTAGCACTGTGGTCCCTGTGAATATAAAGTCCAGCGCCAGCAGTATTAGTGAAATACTGCATAGTGGGTTGACCCTGTGAGTTATATGCAGGTAAGTCATTTTCTGGTAAGACATTAAACTTGGTATCCTGATCTTCTTCCTCTAAATCTTCTTTTGAAACTATAGTAGAAATGTAGTAAAACTCGCTCTCATCCCTACCCGCAGATTCATTCCAAAAAGCTAGGATCTGATCACCCTTAGAAGGTATTCCTAAAATACCTCCTGAGTTTACTTTAAAGAAGGGTGAAGTGTATGTCACTTTATAAGCATCGGCACCAACCTCTGGAAACATAGCCCAGAACTCAGCCTCCATACTACTGTCCACGTTAGATATTACTTGTCCTCTTACTGCTTTCATTTTTTATCGTTTAAAGATTTTGCACGTTTTATCCAATCAATTAGTGTGATACTGGAGTTGGGCATTGTCGATGCTGATGTTTTTTCATCCCTGGGTAGCAACCTAGACAACTTAAACTCTGAAAAAGCATCCGAGTTAGATAAGAAGTGTCTTACTTCTAAAATATTATATCTACCAGTAAACACTGACTTTAATGGCTTTCCTGATAAAACAGACCCTCTTATACTGTTTTGAAGTCCAAACAAGAAACAATGTTTATTAAACATAGGAGGGTGATTAAAAAAAGGTAAAGTCCTAATATCAGCTTTTGTTGTCAGTCTGTTGAAGTCTTCGATAACACTGGCATACGCTTTATGGCGGTTACCCATATCTACAGTTATTCTAGGGCCTGGGTTAGGCAAGTCGTCATCAGCGACTAGGAATGATATTAGATCAAGAAAGTCCAATGCTTGAACAGTAGAAGATGGACCATTCTCTAAAGACTCTACAATGAAATCTTGGAAATCATTATCAGTTTCTATTAGGTTTGTAACACTGGCTAATATTGCTTGCTGATTTCCGAATTCCTTGTTTATGCCTTTACCTTTCAGGTATCCCGTAATTTTATTAATAAACGTTTCGTTATTCTTTACAGTTTGTTGAAACTTTGCGTTACTAGCTGCTACCTTTATTTCAGAATCAGGGGTTAAAGATTTTATGGTATGAAGGAATGCTTGATTTTTATAGTCAACTCTCAATACGTTAGAGTTTTTAACATTATGCATGAAGATAAAGTCGTTAGGTTCAAGAGCTTTAGAAATCTTTGAGGTGTAAGGTCCGAAGTCCGGTTGCTCCCCAAAAGAAGATGTTCTCTTTGATACTGAGTAGAATTCTTGCTTAAACTGCTCTTGATAACCATCCCAGTTAGGGGTAGGTTTAATAACATAAGTAAACGTAGCATCTGGCACTTTATTACTTGTAATGTCTGACTTCAAATTAAATCCTTCCTCTGGGTATATAAGCTTTTTTATAACGTCCCTATCACCAAATATAATAGCTGGCGAGAAAGCGTCTTTTATAATGTTGTTGTCATAAAGAAGTTTTAATATCTTCGTATCATTCTCTTCAAAAAAACAATAATCAGCATTATTATCCATGTAGGGTCTTAAACCAGCAACAAACTTATACAAAGGATCAAAAGCAGGTCCAGAGGCTTTTTCGTTAGAATCGCGGCCCCATAATTTACGCATGACCATTTTAGCTTTTGTTATGACATCTATTTTGTCTGTCTCAGTGGTGTAGTCGGGGTTTGAACGAATGGCATCAAACTTTTGAATACCCCTAGTTATCCCCTCACTCGATTCGACACTAGCGGTAACAGTCTCAGGATAACCGGGGAATCTCAACTCTCCGGTTGCTTTATTTCTAATATTAGGAGTGATAGGAGATCCGTTTGATTTTTCCCAATCGGCCCTTCTAAGAACAGCGGCAGCTTCCCCAGCGGTTTTAGTTATTATGCCCTTTAACTTATCTTCTTGGCTTATTTGAGAATTAGTAATTTCATATAGTGTGAAAGGCTCGAACGACAACTTTTCTAAGCTATCTGCATAATACTCCAAACGACGCTCATTGCGCGCTGGGGAGATGAACTCGCTGTTTGCCTTATAAACCAAATGCCTTATCAGTTTACTCTTAATAGAGTTGTCTGATGTTTTAAGATAGGTAGCCATTGAGCGAAAGCCCCTATCCAACAATTCATCAGATATTTCATTAGCTAGTGGTATTTCTCTTTCAGACCCGTTTAAACCTTTTTCAAAATTAGATCCAACCAAAACGTGGGTTCCGCCCGTTCCCCAGGACAGAGCAAACC